CCCGGATTCCCTCTATGCCGTTCAGTTCCTCAGAGATGGGAACTACCGGCTTTACCCAGTTGACGTGGGAGCGGCAAGAGCAGCCTTCACTGTATGCCAGACCCTGTATGAGATCAAAACAAAAAAGCACCCCCGTGGGCGCATTGGATAGGAGGCCATTATGAATCTATTTGAAAAGCTGCTGGAAATGCAGAAGGCGGTGGACACCGTCATCAAGGACGGCAAGAATCAGTCGGACAAATATGACTTTGCCAGCGACGAGAATGTATTGGACCGGTTCCGGCCCCTGATGGATGAGAATAGGCTACTGCTGATCCCGGTGGTCACCGCCGCCCAGGTCCATGAGGGCGCCACCAAGAGCGGCACCTCCCGCTACCTCACCGAACTGACGCTCACCATGGTCTGTCACGACATAGACAGCGGGGAGCGGCTGGAGGTGCCCTGGTATGCCCAGGGGGTGGACCTGGCGGGGGAGAAGGGGGTTGGCAAGGCTCTGACCTACGCCGAGAAATACTTCCTTCTCAAGTTCTTCCATGTCCCCACCAAGAAGGACGACCCGGACAATGACCGGCGGGGCCAGGGAGGGGAGAAGGCCCAGAGGGGCACCCAGGCGGGCAGGGAGACCATGGACTACATGAGAAAGGCCATCCCCCAGATGCTGCTGGAACTGTTTGGAACGGACCCGGACAAGCACCGGGCCGCCTACCTGGCCTTCACCCGGGCGGAGAACCGGGGCTTTGCCGGGGTGGACAACCTGGAGGCCATTTCGGATGCCGCCCTGCCGGTGACCTATGCGAAGGTCAAGAAAAAGTACACGGAGCGGACCGGCCGGCAATTTACCATGAAGGAGGACACAGAAGATGCCCCTCATTAAGATCGGGAAGGATCACTACAACGGGGAGGAGCGCCCCATTTATCTGCTCCAGGGCAACGCGGTGAGGGGGGCCGAGTGGGCCCCTGTCAACGACAAGCCCCACGCCAAGGTCTCTGTGGCTGCCCAGCAGGGTGCAGATGGGGAGACGATCTTTGTCAACGTCAACGGCTGGAGGGACCGGGCGGACCAGGTGGCGGAGATTGCCAAGCTGGACAGCGTGCTGGCCGTTGGGGTACTGAAAAAGCGGGAGTACAACGGCAGGACCTATTACGACCTGGACGCCGACTTCATCTCCATCTCCGGGGCAGGGCTGCTGGACCGGGAGGGGGCCTCCCCCCGGCGGGCAGAAGCCCAGCAGGAGGCCGCCGGCAGCGGGAGCTTTGAAGAGCTGGACGTGGACGACGGCGAGCTGCCCTTTTGAGAGGTGATAGGACATGATCCCATGGATACAGGTTTATTCCAACCTTCCCATGCACCCCAAAACGGCGAAACTGGCCGATGAGCTGGGCCTTGCCAGCGGCGCGGTCTCACCCAATGTCCTGGCGGTGGGGCTGCTGGTGTCCCTGTGGACCTGGGCGGTGCAGAACGCCTATGACGGGGACCTGTCCCGGTGCAGCCCCCGGCTCATAGCGGAGGCCTGCCGCTGGAAGAAAAAGCCGGAGACCCTGGTCAACGGTCTTGTGGCCGCCGGCTGGCTGGACGAGGACGGGAAGCTCCACGACTGGGAGGAATATGCCGTGCTGCTGATGGACGCGGAGGACAGTAAACGGGAAAGGACCAAAGAGCGGGTGCGGAAGTACCGGGAGAAGAAAAGCACCCAGGGGTAACCGGGGTGTAACGCTGGTGTAACGGCTATGTAACGGTTACAGGTAACGCATGGCGTAACGCCTGTGTAACGCTGGTGTAACGGGCTGTAACGCCCCTACCAGACCTTACCATACATAACCTAACCAAATATAGAGATTACAAGACTATACGTTTTACTTCTATCGAGCGCGCTTATAAGAACATGTTACGTTAGACGAAGAGGGGACAAAATGGAAATTGCTGACATTCAGGCGGTTTGGGGGCATATCAAGGCTCTGCACCCGAACACGCCCAAGGAGAGAATCCCCCGACTCACCCAAACGCTGGCGCGGGCCTGGTGCACAGAACTGGACGAGTATAGTCTGAGTCAGGTGATGGGGGCGGTGGAGCGGCAGGCGGGCAAGAGCAGGTATTGGCCCGATCTGGCCGAGATCAAGGGCCAGCTGCCCACAAAGTCCCCCGCCGGGGCCACCAAGCCCCAGATCAGCGGGGAGGCAGACCGGCGGGCGAAGGAGGCCCAGGACAAGCTGTTCCAGCGGATGAAGGCGGAGGGAGAGCGGCTGGCACCTCTCCGCCGGGCTGCCGGACTCCCGGGGAGCGTGGCGGAGGCCAGGGCAGCGGGGATGAGGGCTGTGGACTGGTATCAGGCGTTGGAAACTGCCGGGCTGAACTGCCCGGACGGGGTTTTTCAGGAGGGGGCGAAGGGATGAGAGGCTGTCAGCCGGTAAATTGGTACACCGTCTACAAAGCGGAGCGGGATCAGTTGGTCACCATTGGGTTTGCCAAAGAGTGCGCCGCCTACCTGGGCTGGGCGGTGGAATCCTTTCGGGCCATGGTGTCCAAGGTCAAGAGCGGGAAAAACAAGTCCTACTGCGTGGTGGTGGAGGACTTGCTGTCTGGGTCCTATGCGGTCTACGGGGCGGACAACACCGGGGAGCTGAGATGAGAGAGCATAGAGTCGTGAAGCTGGTGATCCCGGGGGTGCTGCCCAATCTCAACGACTACATAGCGGCGGAGCGCCGGCACCGGCAGAAGGCCGCCCAGATGAAGCGCCAGACCGAGCAGGTCATCGCCCTGGCGGCCGGAAAACAGCTGCGGGGGGTGCGCTTTACCGGGCCGGTGGTCATGGAGTATTGCTGGTATGAGCCAAACCGGAGAAGGGACAAGGATAACGTGTCCAGTTTTGGCCGAAAGTGCATCCAGGACGCCCTGGTGCGGGCGGGGGTGCTGAAAAACGACGGCTGGGGGGAGATCGAGTCCTTCTCCGATCGGTTTTTTGTGGATCGGGAGAATCCCAGGATGGAGGTAACCATCGAAGAGCGGAAAAGCGGGCAAGGAGCGACGGTGGACTGAGCGGAGCGACGGGGTGTGAGGGAGGAGGCACCATGCCAAAGACGTACATTTGCCCATTCTGGAAATGGGACAGGGAAAGGATTACGAGCTGTGAGGGCTGCCGGATGCGCTTCCCCGACGACGCGGCCAAGCGGGAGTATGCCGGGCGTTACTGCGCCAGCACGGAGGGCTGGAAGAAGTGCAGCGTGGCGGAAAGTCTGCTGAAATTTTACGACAGGACAGAGCGAAATCCCCAATGAGGGGAAGAAAATGGGAAAGAGAACGCCATCCAAAGGGGTGGCGTTCTTTTGTTTTGGGGATTTGACGCAATTTTCCCGCCGGTGTGCTACGCTAAAGAGAGAATGGTATGAACGGAAGGAGGGGAAGGCCTGTGGCGAAAGGAAAATATGAGCGGTGGCTTGACGGGGACGGGCTGACCCTGCTGACGGGCTGGGCCAGAGACGGACTGACGGATGCGCAGATTGCCGGAAAGATGGGCATAGCAGTCTCCACCCTATACGAGTGGGAGAAGAGATTCCCGGATATTTCAGAGGCCTTAAAAAAGGGCAAGGAGGTTGTGGACTACGAAGTGGAGAACGCCCTGCTCCGGGAGGCGTTGGATGGAAATGTGACCGCCATGATCTTCTGGCTGAAGAACCGGAGAAAGGACCGGTGGCGGGACAGGCCGGAGGAGAAGACGGAAGAGACCGCTGAGGGCGGGGTGGTGCTGATGCCGGAGGTGAGTTCCGGTGAGTAACATTGTTTGGAGACCACAGCCACGACAGGCGGCGTTTATGGCCCGTCCGGAGTGGGAGGCCTTGTACGGCGGGGCCGCCGGGGGCGGCAAGTCTGACGCCCTGGTCATTGAGGCCCTGCGGCAGGTGCATATCCCCCACTACAAGGCGTTGATCCTGCGCAAGACCTTTCCCCAGCTGGCCGAGCTCATCGACAAAAGCCTGAACTACTACCCTAGGGCCTTTCCTGGGGCCAGATACAACGCAACGGCCCACACCTGGACCTTTCCAAGCGGGGCCAAGATCGTCTTCGGGGCCATGCAGTACGCCAAGGATAAGACCAAATACCAGGGCCAGGCCTATGACTTTGTGGCCTTTGACGAGCTAACCCACTTCACCTTTGAGGAATATAACTATCTCTTTTCCCGCTGCAGGCCCAACGGCCCGGGGACCAGGTGCTATATCCGCTCCACGGCAAACCCAGGCGGGGTGGGCCACGGCTGGGTGAAGGAGCGGTTCATCACGGCGGGCAAACCTATGACACCCATCTGGGAGGAGATCACCTGGCGGGACCAGAGCGGCCGGGAACACAGGCAGCGGCAGAGCCGGATCTTTGTCCCCTCCAGCGTGTTTGATAACCCCGCCCTGCTGCAAAATGACCCGGACTATGTGCGGCGGCTGGCCTCCATGCCGGAAGCCGAGCGCAACGCCCTGCTCTACGGGGACTGGGACACCTTCTCCGGCCAGGTGTTTACCGAGTGGAGGAATGACAGCGGGCATTATGCCGACAGGCGGTTTACCCATGTGATAGACCACTTCCCCATCCCGGAGGACTGGGGGATCTGGTGCGCACTGGACTGGGGCTACTCCCGGCCCTTCAGCGTGGGCTGGTATGCGGTGGACCGGGAACGGCGGCTCTACCGCATCCGGGAGTATTACGGCTGCACCGGCACCCCCAACGTTGGGGTGAAGATGGAACCGGGAGAGGTGGCCCGGGCCATCAAGGCCATTGAGGCAGAGGACCCCAACCTCCGGGGCAGAACCATCCACCGGGTGGGGGACCCGGCCATCTGGGGCAGCGACGGCACCGAGAGCATTGGGGCGCTGATGGAGCGGGAGCGGGTCTACTTTGAGCGGGGGGATCACGCCCGCATTGACGGCAAGATGCAGGTCCACCACCGGCTGACCTTTGATGAAGAGGGCTGGGCCATGCTCTACGTGTTTACCACCTGCAAGCACTTTATCCGCACGGTGCCCAATCTGGTGTATGACGAGCGCAACGTGGAGGACATCGACACCGACGGGGAGGACCATATTTACGACGAGCTGCGGTATGTGTGCATGAAAAACCCCATTGCGCCCCGGCCCAAAAAGGCGCATCCGCTGGTGGTGTATGACCCCCTGGACCTCCAGGGGGAGGAGCAGAGCGGGGACAGATACGATTTCTATCGCCGGTACTGAGAAGGGCGGAGCCTGACAGCCCAACAACAAGAAAGGAGATTCGACAATATGGCATTATTTGGGAGAAAAGAACAGCCCCCTATGGCTGCGCCTGCCGGGATGCCGGGGGTGCCGGAGAGGGAGGCCGGAGGCGCCCCGGAACTGGAGTCCGCCCTGCTGGGGGCTGACCCCACGGTGAGCAGGGAGAGCCTGCACCGCATTGGGCGGGAGGAGATCGGCAAGGCCATTGAGACCCTGACCCGGTACAAGCAGGGCAAGGCCAACCTGGAAAAGCGCATTGTGGAGGACGAGCTATGGTGGGAGCTGCGCCACTGGGAGGTCATCCGCAACGCCAAAAAGCCGGGGCCGGAACCCTCCAGCGCATGGCTCTTTAACGCCATCCTCAACAAACACGCCGACGCCATGGACAACTACCCCGAGCCGGTGGTGCTGCCCCGAGAGCGGGGGGATGAGGAGAGCGCTAAGATGCTCAGCCAGGTTCTGCCCGTCATCTGCGAGTACAACGACTTTGAGCAGACCTACTCGGACAACTGGTGGGACAAGCTCAAGCACGGCACGGCGGCCTACGGAGTGTTCTGGAACAGCCGGAAGGAGAACGGCCTGGGGGACATCGACATCCGGGAGATCGATCTATTAAAGCTCTTTTGGGAGCCGGGGGTCACCGACATCCAGCAGTCCCGGAACCTGTTCCTTGTGGAATTGGTGGATGAGGACCTGCTGGACCAGCAGTACCCGGAGCACAAAGGGCACATGGGGGGCAGCGCCATCGACGTCAAGGAGTATCTCTATGACGACGCGGTGGACACCAAGGGCAAGAGCCTGGTGGTGGACTGGTACTATAAGCGCACTGCCCCCTCTGGCCGAACGGTGCTCCACTATGCCAAGTTCGTGGGGGACACCCTGCTCTACGCCAGCGAGAATGACCCCGCCCTCCAGGACACGGGGTGGTATGAGGACGGGCTTTACCCGGTGGTGCTGGATGTGCTGTTTCCTGAGAAGGGTACCCCGGTGGGCTTTGGCTATGTGGCCATCTGCAAGGACCCCCAGCTCTACATTGACAAGCTGTCCGCCAACATTCTGGAAAACAGCATGATGGCTACAAAGAAACGGTTCTTCGCCTCCACCGCCACCGCCATCAATGAGGAGGAGTTTTTGGACTGGGGCAAGCCCATTGTCCATGTGGAGGGGGAGCTGGATGACCGGAGGCTCCAGGAGATCACGGTGAGGCCCCTGGACGGCATCTACACCAACGTGCTGCAGATGAAGATCGAAGAGATGAAGGACACGGCGGCCAACCGGGACGTGAACAGCGGCGGCGCCGGGTCCGGCGTCACGGCGGCGGCGGCCATTGCCGCCCTCCAGGAGGCGGGCAACAAGGCCAGCCGGGACATGATCGCCGCCAGCTACCGGGCCTATGTGGCCATCAACTCCATGGCCATCAACCGGATGGCCCAGTTTTACGACGAGACCCGCACCTTCCGCATCACCGGGGACGCCCCCGGGGGCTATCAGTTTGTTGACCTCAACAACAAGGGCCTTCAGGAACAGCAGATCGGCATTGCCGCCGACGGCTCGCCCCTGTTCCGCAAGCCGGTATTTGACCTGAAGATCAAGGCCCAGAAGAAGAATCCCTTCTCCCGCATGGAGCAGAATGAGCGGGCCAAGGAGCTGTATGCCGCCGGCTTCTTCAACCCCGAGCGTGCCCAGGAGGCTATGGGCGCTCTGGAGATGATGGAGTTTGAGGGCATCGACAAGGTTCGGGAGCGGGTGGAACAGGGCCAGACCCTGCTCAACACCTGCCGGCAGATGTCCCAGCAGATGGATCAGATGGCCCTCATCATCCAGTCCCTGACCGGAAAGGACATGGGGGTGATAGGCTCGCAGGCTTCCTTTGGGGGTGGAGCTATGGAGGGTGCGCCAGTTCCCGCCGGTGGCGGCGGGGATGCCGGGAGCGGCCTTGCAAGGGGTGTGATGGAGGCACAGACGCCTATGACGGGGTATGGCCAGTGGTTGGCAAAGCGGAGCACACCGTCGTTGGAGTAAGGGGGAATGAAGGGTGACCACCATTACCATCACAAAGCAGGAGCAGAGGTACACCCTGGAGGCAAAGGGCCATTCTACTCCCTCATCTGGCAAGGGCGATGGGGAGGGCGTCAGAGTGTGCGCTGCCGTGTCCATGCTCACCAGCACCCTGGCCCTCTCCCTCAAGATGTTGCCGGGGGTGGACCGGGACAGCGTTCATGTGGACGCCGGTGAGGGCTTCATCAGGGTGAGCGCCCGGGGGCAGGGGGCGGTGAACACCCTGTTCCAGAGTGCGTACTGCGGGGCGGCTGCCCTTCAGATCACTCACCCGGACAGGGTAAGGGTGCAGGCCGATAAGTTTTTTCAAAAGTTTTCCGGGAGTGTTGACGCTTTTTTGTGAGGGCTGTGCTACGCTGTACTTGTCCTCCTTCAGGGGGCGGGCTTGATCGGGGTCCGCTCTCTGAACAGAGGACCGTACACGATAGCGTGATGATCGCGGGTTAGGAGGAGACAACTATGCTGGACAGATTGATGCTGCTCTTTGACCTCAACCGTTTTGAAGGCGGGGCCGCCGAAAGCGGTACAGGCGGTGAGAGCGGCGGTTCCCCCCAGGGGGAAGCCCAGACGGGCGGGACCCAGGCAGACCCTTCTGTCGCCGGGAAGGGAAAAAAGAGCAAAGGGACACAGGACATCCTTTACGGGAAGCAGAGTGATCCGGGAGCTGGGGCTGAGGAAGCGAACAAGGGAGAAGCTCAGCCTTCCCAGGGAGAACAAAGCGACACTTCTCCCGCCGAGAAAACCCCGGAGGAGCGCCGGAGGGCCTACCGGGAGCTGACGGAGGGCGAGTACAAGGACATCCACACCCAGGAGATGCAGCGCATCATTGACCGCCGGTTCAAGGAGACGGAGGACCTGCGGGAGCAAAACGCCAAGAGCCAGACCGTTCTCGGCATCCTCATGGGACGCTATGGCATTGAGGACGGGGACCTGGGCAAGCTCCAGAAGGCCATTGAGGAGGACAGCGCCTACTGGGCCGACGCCGCCGATGAGGCGGGCATGAGTGTGGAGCAGTACAAGCAGCTCCAGAAGCTGAAGCGGGAGAATGCCGAGCTGCTTAAGCAGCAGCGGGCGCGGCAGGGGGAGGAGAGGGCCCAGCGGCAGACCAGGCAGTGGTTTGCTGAGGCCCAGGCCCTCCAGGCCAAGTTCCCCAGATTTGATCTGGCTGCGGAGGTCAAGAACCCTCAGTTCCTGGCCATGCTGAAGGCCGGAACCCCTGTGGAGCACGCCTACAAGGTGATCCACTTCGACGAGCTGATGAGCGACGCCGTATCGGTTACGGCAGCCCAGCAGGAGCAGAAGGTGGCGGCCAATGTACGGGCCAGAGGGGCCAGACCGGCGGAAAATGGTACTTCCGCTCAGAGTGCTTTTACGGTGAAGGATGACGTCTCCAAGCTCTCAAAAAAGGACCGGGCGGAGATCGCCCGGAGAGCACAGAGGGGCGAGATCATTTCCTTTTGAGAGGGAATGACAGCCCCCACTTACGACAAGAAAAGGAGAGTTTCACCATGAAGAAATTCAAGCAGTTTGCTATGGGTCTTTTTGACCTGGGCCGGTTTGACGGCCAGCCCAACACCAACGTAACCACGGCCAACACCACGGGAAATGACCTTTCCCCGGAGATGAAGACCTACTACTCCGACTATCTCATTGACCTGGCCGAGCCGGAGCTGGTGCATGACCAGTTCGCTCAGAAGCACCCCATCCCCGCCAACCACGGCAAAACTATTGAGTTCCGGCAGTATGACCCCCTGCCCGAGCTGACCACCCCCATCACGGAAGGGGTGACCCCCGACGGCCAGAGCCTGGACGTGAAGGCGATTACCGCCAGCGTAAGCCAGTATGGCGGCTATGTCACCATCTCCGATATGCTGAAGCTGACCGCCATCGACAACAATCTGGTGCAGGCCACCAAGCTCATCGCCTCCCAGGCGGGCCGGACGCTGGACACCATCACCCGTGAGGTGCTGGCCGCCGGCACCAATGTCCGCTATGCGGGAGGCAAGGCCAGCCGGGCCGCCCTGAGCGCCGACGACGTGCTCACCGTGGACGACGTGAAGAAGGCAGTGCGGGACCTGGAGGCCCAGGACGCCCCCAAGATCAACGGATATTATATCGGCATCATTCACCCCAATGTGAAGTATGACCTAATGAAGGACCCGGACTGGAAGAACCCCCACGAGTACACCGACACCGAGAACATCTACCAGAATGAGATCGGCGAGCTGTACGGAGTGCGGTTTGTCCAGTCCAGCCGGGCAAAGGTATTTCAGAAGGCCGGGGCCACGCCCAGCGGCACCGGAGCTGTGGCGGCGGACGTATACGCCACCCTCATCATCGCCGACGATGCCTATGGCGTCACCGAGATCAGCGGCGGCGGCCTGCAGCACATTGTCAAGCAGCTGGGTTCCGCCGGAACGGGAGATCCCCTGGATCAGCGGGCCACCTGCGGCTGGAAGGCCACCAAGGTGGCCAAGATTTTGGTGCCTCAGTATTTGACCCGAATCGAGAGCGGAGCTACAGCGTGAGCATAGCCGCATCCCGGCAGATGGACTGGAGTGAGGGCCAAATTGGTAAGGGAGCAAAGCTACCGCGATTTGGCCCGAATCGGAGGGAAGCTGCCGGGGAAAATGCGGCCAATGTGAGCGTGACTACAACAGGTAAAAGGAGGGAATGACAATGGCGACGAACAAGAAGACGGAGACCGCCCCGGAGGCGGAGGAGCAGATTGCCCAGGCCCCCATCGGTGACAACCCGGAGGAGCTGGTGGAGTACATGGCCCCGGTTATCCTGGGCAAGACTGATCAGACCGTTTTCAGCCAGGTGAATGGGGAGAACATCCGAATCCAGCGGGGAAAAACGGTCAAGATCAAGCGGAAGTTCAAGGAAGTGCTGGACCATGCCGCCCAGCAGGAGATGGCGGCCTTTGCCTACATGGAGGATGCCCAGAAAAGCAGCTCCAAGGCCCTGGCAGACCTCAACTAAATAGAACGATCTGCGGAACCCAGGCGACGCCGCTGCGACACAGCGCAGCGAAGTATGGAGGCTGACTGAATCGCCTCCCGCTTCGCTGCGCTTTTTTATGAAACACCAAATAAGGGAGGTGACAACGTGGACAGAACCATTCAAGTACAGGTAAACGGGAACTTTATCCGAAAGGACAGCAAGAATGCCGGGGTGCAGGGAGAGGGCAATGTGACGAGCCTGCACATTGTATTCAGTGAGGACTGGAAGAGCTTCTCCAAGCGCATTGTCTGGAGAGACGCCCAGGGGGAAAACCCGGTGGCGGTGCTGCTGGAAAACAGCGTGGAAAAGCTGGCTGCCGGCGGCGAAGCGCTCCGGTTTGAGACGGTGATCCCGGCGGAGGCCCTGGCCGTCCCCGGCTGGTGCAGCTTTGTCATTGAGGGCTTCCGGGACAGCGACCCCACGGCGGTGGCCATCTCAGTGACCGACCAGCTGCTGGTGAAGGTCAACGACGCCTACAACGCCCCGGCGGAACCCACCCCCACCCAGGCCCAACAGCTCCAGGCCCAGCTCGACGCCATTGTGCCCCAGGTGGAAGGGCAGCTGAAAGCCTTCCGAAGCTGGGGAGAGTGGGAGCGGGAAAAGGAGTATGACCGGGAGAACAAGGTGGTCTATCAGGGCTCGTCCTATTTCTGCCTGAGGCCCTGCGCCGGGGTGGACCCGCTGCTGGACACGGCGGAGGGGGGCGGCGTGACTGGGCGGTACTGGATGCTCATTGCCGCCAAGGGCGACCAGGGCCTCCAGGGGGCGGCAGGCCCCCAGGGCGCCGCCGGAGAGCAGGGCGAGCAGGGGCCCCGGGGGGAGCAGGGCCTGCCCGGTCCCCAGGGGGAGACCGGGGAGACCGGGGCGCCCGGCATCCAAGGCCCCCAGGGACCCCAGGGCATCCAAGGACAGGCCGGCCCCCAGGGGCCGGAGGGGCCCCGGGGGATCAATGGCGTTGCTGTACAGACAGAGGGCATGGTGTCCTTCAGCGTAAGCGAAGAGGGGCACCTGCTGTGCCACTACACAGGCCAGGAGCAGCCCAACTACTCCATTGACGAGCGGGGCCACCTGTGTCTGGAGATTTGACAGGGAGGGAAGAGAAGTGCCGACATATGATTTGGGGCCCATTGTAGGCCCTCAGGGTCCCCAGGGCATCCCGGGGGAGAGGGGGCCCCAGGGCGTTCAGGGTCCCCAAGGCCCCCGGGGTGAGCGGGGGGAGAGGGGAGCGGAAGGCCCCCAGGGCATCCAGGGGGAGATGGGCCCCCAGGGTAGGACAGGGGCGGCCGGGGTGACCCCCAACATCCAGGCGGGGACCACCACCACCCTGGCCGCCGGCCAGGAGGCCCGGGTGGTCCGGGACCCGGACAGTCCGGATGAGGCCCCCGTCTTTCACTTTCAGATCCCCAAGGGACGGGACGCGGAGAATCCGGGGGACATGCAGAGGATCACCTACGACCCCACGGGGCGAAGGGAGGATATCTTCTCCTATGCAGACCGGGGGTTGGCGAAAAAGGCCCAGCTGGTGGACCCGGTGACGGTGACAGTGGAGGCGGACAAGTGGACGGGGGACGGCCCCTGGGAGCAGGTGGTGGCCGTCCCCGGCGTGACGGCCCAGGATGAGCACCTGGACATCTTTCCCGTGGACATCGCCGATGAGGAGGAGCGGGCCATCTATGAGCGGGCATACTCCCGGCTGGCCTGTGAGGCGGAGACGGTGGAGGGGGGCATCCGGCTGCTGTGCCGCAGCTCCCGGCCCATGACGAGCTTTTCCATCCGGGTCAAGGGGGTGCGGTAATGGGAAAGGCGCAGGTGATCCACGGCCCCCGCGGGGCCCGGGGGGAGGGGCAAAGGGACCAAACACCCCACCCAAACGGACTGTGGGTTTGCGAAAAATACAACAAAATCAAACCCCCCCAAATTT